TACTTCTGTGAGGTTACAGAACTCTTTGTCTCGTAGAATAATCTCAGAGCAGGGATTGGTTCCAAACTCATGATCGATTGTTCGAGTTCTATAATTTTCATCGATGTTTAATCTAATTTCATTGGATCTTTCGATCTGACGAATTGCGGCATCTCGGTTAAAGATACCACGTTCGCCACTCTTAGATTTATACAAAGACACCCACTCTTCCATGAAAGTACCTGGCTCTGGTTTCTCTCTATAGGAAACAGAGTTGTTGGCTAATGCACGTTGTGGATCAGCGTCCCACCATTGTCCGGTCTTAGCATCTCTCATACGCTCATCTGTAAGCGATGACAAAGAGATTAGTGCGGACCTACGAACCCCCCCGACAACCACAATCTCTGCAATTTTACAGATGATATCGTGACATTCGATAGAAGTAAGTTTTCTACCTGCTGCTCTTCGGAAGGACTCGACTGTGAATTTAAACAGCTCTTCAAGTGGTTCCGGTCCACTTGCCCGTCCTCCAAAAGTTTTAAGTCTCGCGCCCGCAGGACGAACTTTACTAGTGTCCCATTTTGGAATTTGACCTCCAATAAGCAAGCTGAATAATTCTCTATACGCTTTCGCCCAACCCATTTTTGAATCCTGTACAACAATCGTCGTATCACTGTCTTCAAACTCCTCTGCTATCGTCGGCAGGGTTTTGATGAGTTCGCGTTCTACTGAGAATCCAACGCCTGTTCCGCACATGAGAATGTACAGAATTTCATCAAACGACTTGACTTTTCCAGCACTAGAATAAGAGCAATTATACCCTGCAACATTGTCTCTCTTGAGTGCTTCTCCTGCCGTCATCAAAGCTCGCATAGACGGCATGATTTCTAGATCTACAACATATTTCTCTAACTCATGACGAAGACTGTCAGGAACATTGTAATTGCATTTTTCTTCCAAATGATCAACGAAAAAATCAAAATAGCGGGAAACTGTTTGTTCCCATGTTTCTCTATGTCCCTCGTTTTCTAACCAACGAGAGTATCGAGAGAGGTGAATAAAAGACTGATATAAACTAGGTAATGCCATACCTGTTGCTCCTGTAATAATTTAAAAGATATTCTATTTAGTTACTAAAATGTACCGCCGTCAATTCTACTATTATACAGATCAAATCCGTTCATGTCAAGATCTTGTGACATAATATTATTCCCATTAATCGTCTGTAAGGCATTATGCACTTCAGCATGAGAAATATTAACTGTTGCCACACTTCCATCAGAATTGACTTCGATACCAGATCCAGCAAAGTTTATGTATCTTACTACATTACCTTGCGGCACCGACTGTCCGTCTTGTTTAACGCCCATGAGGCCACCACCGCCACCGAGAATTGCTCCCCCCTGAACACCTGATCCAAGAGAGTTTACCCATTCTTCGCTGACTGTGAGTAATTTATTTTTCTTATCGTATCTAAGAGGACCACTTACTTGAGCGATTCCGTCATCACCTTTAGGTCCCTGTTCACCATGTTTACCTTCAAGCCCTTGCTCTCCTTGTAAACCTTGATCACCTTTTTCGCCTTTGTCACCTTTAGGTCCTTTGAGTCCAACTTTACCTTGCTTCCCCGCAGGTCCTTGGTTTCCCTGTTTACCAGAGTCACCCTTAATACCTTGTGTCCCTTGTTTACCGTCTGGACCTTGTGGACCTGGCGCTCCCTGTATCCCCTGTAAGCCCTGCTCACCCTGCTTTCCTTCTTCTCCACGCTCACCGGGAACTCCTTGCTCACCCTCTTGTCCTCTTTCTCCTTGGGGACCAACTAAACCCTGTATTCCCATTTCCCCCTGTGGACCTTGTTCCCCCGGAGATCCATCAACACCATTGGTTCCGTCAATGCCATCGTTTCCATCTTCTCCGTCTTTGCCGTCTCGACCAGGAATCCCAGGCAATCCTTGAGGACCATCCAAACCCTGCTGTCCATATACAGGGGTTTCTACTATACGTTCAATTATTTTTATGTCTTGGGTATATGGCTCTTCTTCGTTGTGTTCTTCAATTTCTTCTACCAAATCAAAAAAGCATTCATTTATCAATCTAGAAGATCCACATAAAGATATGTGGGTGTCATCGTTAACTAAAGAAACTAACGATGCTCCATATCCTATCTGATGGATGTCATCACTTTTATATTCAGTAACTTCAAAAACGTCACCATTTGATAAATCTTCAAGGATATCGCCATGGTAGACAAATTTTTTGCCTATATTATTACGTGAAAAGATGTTAATTGAATGGTCTTCCATATTTCTATTTATTTAGATAAATACTTCCAAGATTCACGAAAAAGGGGTTGGATCAATTTTCCTATCACTTTAGCATATTCACGTATTTCCCACTGAGAGTGTTCATTTATACGCTGTTTGTAGAATCTTGCATAAGCAGCTAGTGAACCCGTCCAAAACCATTCCGTGTACATGCCTTGCGGGAGAACGAATCGTGCTTGCTCTGGCGCGACACCATTACGTAGTAGTTCATTGTAGTTGTACAGACATATTTCGATAGCATTGTCGAATCCCCGTTCGGTGTCATCATCTATATCCATAAAATCGTCACTACCCTGTTTTGCACCATCCGATGGTTTTCCTCTCCACGCTGGGTGGTAAAACTCAGGTTCAAATGAGACATACCTTCGTGAGATCTCATTTTCCACAAATCCTTGCTTATGCTTGAAGAATTGTGTTCTTATGGAGATAGGCGCCTTTATCCGCAAAGTAATCTGGGGATGTGCGAAAGGAGTCCAGTGATCATGAGTAGCAAGGTACTTCAGTAACTTAGCATCCTTATCTGATAATTTACGAACATCTTGCTCGTAGTATACGGATCCCGATTTCTCAAGACGATCCACCGCTTCTTTATCAATGTCCCATTTGGATTCTTTATTGAAAGAAACTCTGGCTGCGTTACAAACAGTTATGTCTGAACCCATAAAGTCTACTAATTGTACATGTCCTTTGTCCAGTACTTCCATAACTAAATTTTTCTCCATTGGTTGAGTCGCATTGTAGCTTGTAACCCAGATACTGAGTTTTCATCTATAACTCTTTTAATTTCTTTAGGTGACATACGATAAATCATATCATTAATATCTTTTTCTTTTAGATCGTTAGGCCAGATACAAACAGTCTTACCTAAAGAGATTAGCTTCTCGTTGTATTTTACAATTTGTACATTTCTTGGTTCGTTGTCGAGTGTATATACCATATCACTATCTACAAATCTGGCAGGAATACGTTCCAACGCACCAGAACCAACCATAGCGATACTGTTTGGTATAAACATACTATCAATAGGCCCTTCCACGACATATACACGCTTCTTGGGATTTGCACGCCACATACCATACCAAAGTCTTTCGATAGACTTGTCTGCCTTTACTGTGATGTACCTGATTGTTTGTCGAGCGTTTGCTTCGTCCCTCATCGAGAGTGATCGACCCTGCGCCCCAACAACTTCACCTTCTTTATTGAAGAAAGGTATAACAAGTCTAGGCTCAGCCCCAACAAACTCACTACTTTTTGGTTCTGGATCAAGAAGTTTCATATAAGATCCAAAGTTTTTACAATAGTATAAAAGGTCATGAAACTTCTTTGGGATTTGTCTCATAGTAACAAATTGTTTGCACACATGATTATCAGGAAGATCTTTCACACAAGTCAATGACTTTAGTAAATCATTCTTTGGTTTAAATTTAGGTTTAAAAGAATTGAACATATTTTCTTTAGGTTTCACATAATTTGATCTACCATTCTCCCCATTCTTCCATCTCTCTATTCCATACTCACCCATTAAAACAATATCTATCTGTTCTAGAAACCTATACAAAGAAGCACCATAATTGCAGTTGTGACACTTGTAGAAAAAGTCAGCACCCTTCATGTAGAAGTATCCTCTAGACTTAGTTCTGTTTTTTTGCGAATCCCCGCAAATCGGACATCTGCAATTTGCTAACTTGTCACTCTTCCATTTGAAGTTTTCTAACTTTACTGCGGCAAGATTTATAAATTTTTTATCTACGAAAGTACTCATGACACTTTCCAATCAGTAAAGTTAGATCTCTCTTTCATTTCACCAAAACCAGAACCATATACATCATCTGGTTTTTCTTGATTAGATTCCGAAAGACCTAGCTGCTGATCATCCATGACATCATACAATTTCATTTTAGCTCTGTTGATGCCAAGAATAAATTTACGATTCTGAACTGTGTCGTTATATCTATTCTTTAATTGCTTTATCAAAACTTGTCCTTGTTCGTCGAGTTCTTCTGTTGCAATCATTGCAATCATGAAATCCGCCGTTGCAGGAAGTCCGAAAGACTCAGAGGTATCTTCAAGTCCAAAGTCACTAGAAGCGAACCCAGAACGGTTTACTTGTGTTGCTGAAAAGATAGGTACATCATACTCCACTGCAAGTCCTCTAAGCTCCTCTGCAATTGCTTTGATGTACGAATAACTGTTTACGTTACCATTGTTCTTCAACCTAGCACTTGCACAGATGTTTAGGTAATCAATGAAGATGATATCAGGTTTGAACTTCTTCTTCATTGACAACTCTTCTAAAAGAACTCTGAAATGATTAGAGGTGGCAGTAGAAGTAGGATATTCCTTGACGATTAACTTCCCTGTGAACTCACTCGTAACACGTTGCAACTTTGCATCATAACTCGTCTTTGGTAGTTCTCGAAGTTCATCCATTGTAATATCCATAAGGTTCGCATCAATACGTTCCGCGATCCTCTCCTCCGCCATTTCGCAAGTCACATACAAAACGTTCTTGTTTTGAGTAAGGCAATTTGCAGCATGGTGACAAAGGAATAGAGACTTACCAACACCAGTTCCCGCCATGACAATATTCAAAGTCTTTTTTGGCGTCCCACTGGCAGTAATGAGATTCATGAATTCCAAGTCAAAAGGAATCCTAGATTCCACCTTGTGATAAAAATCAAATCTCTTGTCTGCATCCTCGATATAATCGTGTCCGATATGAGAATCAAAGGAAACAGATAGTGCATCCGACAAAATATGCGGGATCGCAGTCTCCGTTTGTGCTTTACTTTTACCATCAATAATCTGAATAGATTCCATGATAGCATTGTAAACAGCACGCCGTTGGCAAAAGTTCTCAGTGGTTTCCAACAACCACTTATCATCTACTTCTTCTGCTTCCTCGCTGATGTCACGGATTAGATTGACACAGCCATCGAACTCAGATTGAGATAGATCTCTCCTCTCATTGAGTCCGATGCTGAGTGCTTCTGACGTAGGCAGATTATTGAACTTACTGATGAACTCACCAATAAGAGAAAAAACTACCTTGTCACACCTATCAGAAAAATATTCAGATTTAATAAAAGGGAAAACCTTTCGAGAATAAGACTCAGTGTGAGTCAGATTCCGAAGTATCGTTAGTTCCACTCGCTGCATGTTCTACCTCAGTACGAAGTTTTTCTTGCTCTTCTTTCAACTCTTCTAAATTTCTACCCAATACTTCTGGTGGATTGCCTACATTATTTAATTCCGTTTCTTGAGTTAGACTCGGGAGTTGTTCTTCCAAGATCCTAACAAGAAGATCTCCAGCAAAATTCTTAAACTTTTCATCATCTTCAAATCCATCTGGCTTTTTTAGAATTTCATAATTGAATTTCATCTCCATCTGTCCGTCTTTTTGTTCGTTAAAACTAACGGTTCCATAATGGTAATGAAGTCCTTCATAATCACCTTCAAGGATACCAATGGCATCAGTATCCATTCCTTCAATTTCAATATACTCGAATTCAACTTTGTTCATTTTCAATCTCCGTGTCGTCTATTGTACCATATTTAAATTCAGTTGCAACTGCTTGTTCCAGTCTTTCCATAACTTCTGGTGTAAAGTACTTTTCAGGATCGCCATTGATTGATTTTTCAAAGGCTGTTTTGCCATCAGGCAACTCAATACGAGTAGAAACCTTTTTGAAGATATCATACTTTACTGCGATAGGAACAAGACCATAGTGTGGGTTTAGTCCCGTATCATAATTGAGTTGTACCTCAACTACTTTATTCTCTTTGGTGAACCTACCCTTGAATAACTTACACTTAATGATGTTACCAATGATATCAGTCCCATCCTTTTCCTTCTTCTTAGAGAGGTAAACGATAGTGGAAGCGGCATACTTAAGACCAGAACCGCCACCCATCTCTTTCATTGGAACATACGCACCGACAACATCATATGTGTGGTTTGTCATGATTAGTGGAATGCCTGCCTTGCCCAACTTGAGAGTGAGAACTCGGAATGTAGCTTTGATTACCTGCGCCCTAGTCATGTCGCGGGTAGACTTTCCTTCAGCCGTATCATTCATTTCTTTCTCAGTCGAAAGCATACCAAGAGAATCAAGGACAACAAACACAGGTTTACTATCCTTAGTTTCAATATACTTGTCAACAATACTAATTGCTTGGTGACGGAAGGATTCAACGGTTGCTACAGGGAACACAGCGACTCTGGCGGGATCCATCCCGCGTTCGGAGATCATGCCCGACGTAATCGCTTGTTCCGTGTCGAAATACAAGACCACACCATCTGGGTTGTCATCCAAGAATTTTTTGCACATACCAAGTGCGAAATAAGTTTTACCAGTAGCAGACTCTCCTGCCAACGCCATAATTTTATTGTTTGGTATGCCACCATACAAAGACCCAGAAAGCAAGGCATTGAACACATAAGAGCCAGTATCAATAAACCCTGTGACATCCGAACCCTCAATCCCTTCTGAGGCAATTCCTGCATACTCATTCCCCGAATTTTTTATAATAGTTTGTAGAAAGTCGCTCATTATTTATTCTCCTAACAGAAAAGTGATTCAAGTGTTGAGGTGTTTTCATGTCTCCACCCAATTGCTTCTAGAATGTTTTTCAGAGGTTCTAGGAAACTCTTATTGAATTGTAATTCGTAATCAATGTAACGTTCCAGTTCAAATTCTGGAGGGATCATACTGTTAAACGATATCACATGATCTTTACCGGAAATTCCACCCATCGGATTTGGTTTCTTGAGATACAAAAACTTAATCTTATCCCCTTCTTGTATCTCTCTGTATTTTTTAGTAAGTTTGTGCTTCTTTAGATAATGATTATATATCAAAGCACCCTTGACTGCAATAGGTGTTGACTTAGAATAAATTGTACTTGAGTCCATGTACTTTTCTAACTTGGAAACACCACGAGGAAAGGCAATGTCTTCTGATCTCTGTGAGAAGAAGTCATTCTTGACCTCATCAATATAATTGATAACCGAGGCTTCGGTGTCCGTCAAGATAAGTTTAATTGCTTTCTTCAACTTGTCACGAACAAACTGAGGCGTGGAACTCCGAGTAGTTTCGATACCCATGATTTTCAGTTTCGGCTGTTCATACCGAACACCCTCGCTGTCGTGAACATTAAGCATGTAACGTTTCTTTGCAGTCCACACACCTTTGTCTGCAATGACTTCTCTTTCCATCACCATCTTGTTCTCATAAGCATTCATACGATTCATTAGATCTGTATACTGCTTATCGATAAATGGTTGGATTATCTTTTCCGAAGACTTGTGGAGGAAGTTTGTAATCTTCTCATTAGAACACCCATCAGCCATAAACTTATTTACCAACTTACCAAGCCGAAGATAAACAGAATCGGTGTCAGATGCCACAACATAGTCATAGTCTTCGCTCCCAACGTGAGCATTTAGAAATTCATTTAGTTTATCTGCGATCCAACGAATACTCAACTGTCCAGACAAAGTGATTGCTTCTGCCATACGAACATCATAATAACGGAACCACTGATTACCAATAGCTCCATAAGCAGAGTTCAATTGAATCTTACGAACTAACTGGAAGTTGTTGTATTTTGCAATATCATTTTCTAGATTGGTTTCGCCTGCTTGTTGCCTTTTCTGACATTCAATCATCTCCTTCTTGTACATGCTACGTTCTTTGTACATCTTTTCCATGAGTTCAGGTAGAAACCCTTGAATATCTTTGCGATAACAAGTTCCGTTGGCAGCGACTGAATATTCTTTTGACTTTAGTTTCTCCAGACGATGCTCACAATCGCTAGATTCAGCAATAATATTGTCAGGACAAATACCAAATCTTAATTCTTCATCCATCTCGATAAGTGTCTCTGGACTGATATTGTATTGCATAATCAAGTGAGGATACAAACTGTTCAAGTCAAATGAAACAATCCAATCATGCTTACCAACGATTGGTTCTTTAACATAAGCACCTGCATATTGGGATTCCTTCTTCATCATAAACTTAGGAGGAATCGCAATCTTCTTACCCTTAAGATAATGATAGATGATCTGATCCCAAGTCTTGACTTGAGAGAATACATCCATAAAGTTTACTTTGGCAGAGTAAGCAAGGTTAACAGCAAGTTCAAGAAGTTTAAGTTTGTCCTCAAGTTTACCAACGAGTTCTACATCTCGAACATTATACTCCATGAACTTTTGAAAATCATTCTTGTAGAAATCTGTCATACTCTCGTACTCTTCGTACGATAGTTTTTTCTCACCCAACTCCACAAAAGTTATATGATCAAGCCGATATGATTCTTGATTTGTGTATGTGAATGTTTGGTAAAGTTCATAGTAATCTAAAGTGGCGACTCCAACCAGTTCGTATACTGCATGATCTCTGTTCATTCGATGTACAGTTCTCTCCTTGATGACACGCCAAGGAGAAAGTAAAGTCTCTTCCTTGTTGGAAAAGACATACTGAATTCGATTAACGAGATACGGAATGTCGAAGAATCGAATGTTCCATCCAGTGATGATGTCAGGTTTCTCTAGATCCCACAACTGAAGGAAACTTGCAAGCAAGTCGGCTTCATTCTCGAATGTGTAACACTCGATCCGATCACCCTCGATATGAAAATCACCAAGCCCAAACACATGAGACTTGTCACCCATATCAACCGTGATCGCAATGATCTGTTCAGTGGGATCAGAAACATTAGGAAACCCAAACTCAGAAGTAGTTTCTATATCAATGTTCGCTATCTTAAGCTGACTCGTATCATAATCAATTTCATCGGGAAACTCATCACCAATATACTGATAAGTCATATCAGTTGTACCATAAACAGAGAACCCATTAACGTCTTTGTAAGAGTTAATGAAATCTCTAGTCTCTCGTATTCCTCCTGCACAAAATGGTTCGACTGGTTGCCCGTTTAAAGTTTTCCAGTCAGATTCATTTTTTGTTGGGAGATATACAGTTGGTTGGTATGGAACTTTTCTCTGAATCCTCTTTCCGTTTTCTTGTCCCCGATAAAGAATGTTGTCGCCACGAATTGCTACGTTAGTATAAAAGCTGTTTTGCATTTACTTCCTCAGCAATCATATGATTGCACTGGTTCTTTATCCCCAGAAAAAGTCCAAAGCGTCTCGTTATTAGATTCAGAATTTACTGATTCTCCTTTTTCATTAATGTAGGCAGAAAGAAGAACCATGTAATTTATTACATCCACTATTGTATCACGAAAACTCTCATCTTCAACATGCATCTTACCAGATTCTAAAAAAGAAGAAAGCCTACTCATCTTATCTGTAATACGTGTCATGAATCCCTGCTCTGTGGTGCAAATGCCCATTGACTCCACTCGCGTAAAGTTAGCAAAAGGCTCTTGTCCATCATTACCAGCATAATCTCGATTCTTCAGGCTCATCAATTCTTGTGCCTCTTTGCATACTTCACTGTGATATTGTAGTAGTTCGTCGCGTGTCATATTATACTCCTGTTGAACCAAATCCGCCTGTGCGATTGGTTTTCCTTGACTTAGGTGTGGCATCTGTGTATGAAATATACTCTATAGATTTGTAAGGTTGAATGAATTCTATCTGTGCAATCCTATCTCCATGATTGATGACAAATGGGATGTTTGTAGTATTATACAATGGCACAAAAACTTCATGGCAATAATCAGAATCAATCACACCTTCACAGTTGATTAACGTAACACCATACTTCCAAGCATTGCCTGATCTTGGATGAATTCTACCAGAATATCCTTCAGGAATATCTACTATTATTCCAGTCGGAACTAAGGCACGACACTTCGGACCCAATTCAAATGAGCAGTTAGGAACGTCACTGTCAAAAACAACACTAGAACTACTCTCATGCAGTTGATTATAAGAATCATACCACTTAATAGATCTGATAGTCGCAGGAATATCTTCAGGAGGCACAGGACCACGCAGGTGAGCGTGTAGATCAAAGCAAGCGGCTTCGTGAGTCCCCTGTTCAATTTCAATTGTATTTGGGTATAACTTATAAATCTTCATAGTGTCAGACATAATATCTCCGTGTGTTTTATTACACGTTGATTATACTATATGTTAGACTATTGTCAAGAATAACTTCTTAAAATGTAGTGCTTGTTTCGGTGTTTGGATTTGGTAAAATCCCACCAACTGAACGGAACTGTTTTCTTGCCGTTGCTGTAATGTCTGATGGATCGGGAAGTCCAGCAACTCCCTTGACTAACGCACCACCCCCTGCTACATTATTTAATTGGTAGTTTGTAGTATCTACAAACGGAGACGCGGTGAGTGTGATGGGATTTTCATTAGCAGAGATG